CATATTACTTTTGGTTGATAGGCTGTGTCGTGATAATACGCAGTACTGCTACTCCGACAGAGATAACCAGCATCACCAAGCCCGTATTAGCAGGGCCGACTAGCTGAGACACGACTGCCTGAGACTGCTCCAGAATCCCACCCACAGCAATAAGGACGGAAAACCAGATAGTTTTGGATTTCAGGTAGTTCATTATTCAGCCTGCGGCTGCACAACAGAAGTTTGGTTTGTCCAAGGAACACCGTTAATTACCGCCTTCTTTACTGCAATCTGAGCGTCCAGATTGTTCTCCAGTGCTGTCACATTCTCAGCACCCAAAGATTCTTGCACCCAACCCACCACCATTTCTTGCGTCAGGTCGTCGTAAGGAACGAAGGTGTCGCTGGTCTGGGTGTAGTCACACTCCCCGGTAGCTACGGATGAATAGTCTCCGTCAACGTCATCAACGCGATACCAGACATGGATGACAAAACCATCAGTCTCTTTGCGCTGCATTTCTGAAATAGTCCAAGTAATCATGATTTCTCCTGTTAGGGTTCCAAAGCCAACTGTTGAGCCGCACCTGTTGCAAACTTGACCATCAGGCGAGTCTTACCTGAGCCGTTATCTTCTGCGTATATGCGGTATCCGTTGGCTGCTGGTGCTGCGGGGGCAGTTTGCTCATTACCCTCTATATAGCCGCCTGTTACGGTTAGGTTGCCGCCGACGTAATGATTGCCATATGTGTAGACATCTCCTGCGGCGGTAAGAGAAAGAATGTTCCCAATCACTGAGCTAAGCCCGATGGCTAGCGTGCTGTCGGTAGCCGTTGCGCTATTTTGCTGTGCGTATATTTCCCACTGATTCGCCGTTGCTCCTGATTGCAGGCTCAACGCCGCAAACAATCCATTAGCATTAGCTTGAGTGTTGTTTATGTTCAGGCCGTAAAACGAACCTGCAACGGCTTTAGATACATCAATCGTATCCGTCGCACTCAGCGCCCCGGTGACTGCGAGGCCGGTAGATGACGCGTCTAGAAATGTAGTGCTGCCAATCTTAAACAGGAATTGATTACCGGCCTGAATATTTAAAACAGCATCATTATTGGAGTCCTGATAAAACTCCATATCATTAGCTAAATTATTTGCCCTGCGCCATATAATCGCCCCTGTGTTCGGCAATCTAATTGCGCCAGAATCGGCTGAATTTGCTCCCTGCGTTATCGCACCAGTCGCACTCAGCGCCCCGGTGACTGCGAGGCCGGTGGAGGTTGTTCTTTGGACTGCCCCACTTCCAGAAACGACAACAGAAAAACCTTTACCGCTTGGCACAAAAACAGCACCGTCATAAGCAGTCGCGCCGAATGAGCCACCCGCAGAATCCTCTGCGCCAAAAAGATAGTCGCCGCCAGTGTTTTGAAATCTTATATTCGCCCTGTTTGTTCCGGTTGTTGATGTGACGTATAGATCACTTAACGGAGCAGAGCCGGATATGTTTCCAGTAACAGCAAGGCCGGTGGAGGATACGTCAGTAACGGTAACATTGTTGATGCGGCTAGTTATCGTGTTACCAGTCGGAGCGTTTATAAATAGCGCGGTGCTGCCGCCGCCCCCAAAAATCCCCTGCATACCTGCTGTGGTGTAAACCCCGTTAAAGGATATTTGTCCAAATGTTACGGAATCCGAATTTTGCCCAACCCTAACCGGATTAGTCTGTGATGACATCTGCGACGAGACAGCCCCAGTGACTGCGAGGCCGGTAGACGAGAAAGACGCGATCTGAACAGACCCGACACCGGCGTTTGCGCTCAATACGGCAATGTCAAAAATACCTGCCGTTGCGTTATCCGGCCCCCAAGCGATAATCCTGCTTGTTCCGGCGCTAGGTTGACCAAACTGTGCGGTGCTGGTTCGTGGGCCACTAACTTCGCCGGTAGCCAGCAATCCATTTGTCGCACTCAGCGTCGTGAATGCACCCGCAGCAGGTGTCGAGCCGCCAATGGCTGTCGCGTCTATAGTTCCGCCGTTAATATCGGCTGTAGTAAGGACAGACGATCCAATCGTCATTACTCCAGTGCTATCTGCAATGGTTGCAGATGCCGTTCCATCCTTTGCCTTGATGTTTGTAACTTCTATGTTAGTAGCATCAAGCGTCGTAACATTAGCCACGTTAATCGTTACATTACCGCTGCTTATAGATACGTTTGACAAACTAGCGTTTGCAATAGAACCGCCAGTAATGTTTACGTTCGATAATGCTTCAGCACCATTTGCCATTCCATTGATAGCAACGGCAACGGTGCTAAAGTTGTTGTCTAGCTGACTAAGAGGAATGCTTGCGTTTGCATTCGCAAAAGTATTGGGAATAACTACCGGAAGTGCCATGATTAGAACCTCGCTCTCAATTCGTGTTCGTATTGCAATCCACTAATCGTAAATGGTGTTGCCGTTGCTGTAATCGTCATGCCAAGATATTTACCATACATTTTTGCATCTGAACGATACAGATAATATCCAGCGCCAGGATTAACACTGTTTGTCCATATAACAACATTCAAGCTGTTGTTAATCCAGTTTATTGGTGCAAGACTATTATTTATCCATTGCGTCGAGTTTGCAAAAACAATCGGCGGAGATTGCGCTGATTCAGAATCAACATATCCAACCATTACGATTGGCAGATTACCAAGCGTAGCCTCAATGCCAATCTTTAATGCCTGCTTATCCCGAATGGGATCGCCCATAGGCATTAAGGCTGTTTCGATCAAAACATCCACGCCTGTTGTGCTATCAATATAAAACCGATGCAGGTCTGTTCCTGTGGTTGCGTAAGCGTTTAGTATATTGTCGTCAAACGCATTAGTTATAAAATAACCATTGGTAAGCTGATTAGAGAAAAACCATTTTCTCTCAAAGAATACGGCCTGTATCCATTCATCAGTTCCGTTGTTGTCATATTTAAAGTTCCATACGGCACACAGGATATTGTTTATCAGACACTGACCGCCACTAATCTCTGAGTCAAAGTCAATCAGAGGAAATATACCGTCAAGAGGATCGCTAATCTTTGTCGTGGTTGATCCAACCAGGGCATAAACGCCATACTCGTTCATAAATAAAATTGAACGAAAATATGGGAATATGGCGTGATTCAGCTTCGTGCCAATAGAAGCGGATACGTTTGTGTTGGTGAATAGCGAAACGCCGGTTGTAGGGTCAATACGAACGTCAGAGAATACATTGATTGAATCTTCACCAAATACATACAAAAAGTTATTGGCAGATAAAATCCTGATAATATCAGTTCGTAGAGTCGAATCTGTGATCGTCAGAAACCCGGCTGATACATTATAGAAATCATTAAATGTATCTGCGGCAGAATAAAAAACCGTTCTGCCATCTGCAATCCATGCGCGGCCAGAGAAGGTGGCAACGTCAATGCCGTTTTGATCTAAGATCGTGCAAGTGACATTAGCATTGCTTCCGGCTCCACTGATAGTTACCGTTGGGGCGCTTGTATATCCTGTTCCTGCCTCAGTAACGACAATCTCTGCCACTGCATTGGAGACAACTACAACCTCTCCTGTAGCCTGAATTCCATTAGCCTGATTTGGAGAGCCAAATGTAACCGTTGTATTTGCATTGTAACCAGAACCACCATTATTTATGGTTATTGAATTTACGCTGCCAATATCATGCAGGTCAGTGCCATCCCAAGTCTTGTATCCGTTATTAGGATCAATAATCAGAGCACGTTCATTCTTCCACTGCGTAGCCATAACGCCAGTGTTTGAGAATGTTCCTGCGTTTGCTATGTTTCCAACGGAGCCGGTACTGATATTTACATACTGTGCGCCGCCATTATCCTGAAATGCCAATACATACTCAGTGTTGTTAATGTTCACACTGGTCATGTATGTAACGGCATTGGAAAACGATACATTTGCCAACTGGCTGGCGGCATTCAGAATCTTGATATTTCCGTAGCCAATCGGCATTGCGTTTTCCATCCAGGAAAACTCGCCGTTATCAATAACGGTGCGATTGTTTTTGGTATTTACGCCCTTGAAGTCTTTTACTACTGCGTAATTTTTCTTCTGCTCAACCGCAGCCATTTAGTACCCCGCTACATAAGGTGTGGGTAGCCTGCGTGTAAATGTATTGCTTAGAATCTCGCGCACATGCTTGTTATATTCTTGGTTGAATATCTCTGCTTCTCCGTATGATTGCTCCTGATACTTTGCAATATACGCAGCATAAAAAGGAACAGCCTCCGTAAATGGTGCTGCAAGCACCTCAACCTCTGACCCAGTAGCCATTGGATCAACCTCAACTACGGTATCAAATTCCATAACGTAGCTTTGATCTGGCGTAGGGCCAATAAACAGCTTCTTAGGGCCATACATAGAGTATGCGATTGGCCTGCCAGTGTAGTTCTGCCAGTAACGCAACTGCGCGTTAAAATCAGTCCATGCAAGGTAATACAGAGGGATGCGCGAATTACCCCAATACAAATTGACGTTAATTACATCAATCGTATTTGTGCCTTGAGGTAATACGGAAAAATCTACTGTTTCAACGCCTGAAGGCGCTGTATAGCTTTGAAGGATACGATTACACCCCGTATCACGGACAAGTGTGTTTCTACCGTCGTTAATGTAATCCGTTAATTCAGCGTCAGTCCAAAAATTGCCATTAACGTCATGCAACAAACGACGGGTTTGCGTAATGTAACCCGATAAAGTCTGAGCCATGTTTACTCATTTATTGCTGAAACTTTCGCCGCACCCTTTGCTTTAGGCATAGGGGCGGCTACTCGCTCCACCACAGGGGCTGACAAGTGGACTGGTTTGGAAGGCTCTTTTGAAAATGAAAAGTTGCAGAGCTTTTGCATTGCAGCATCAAACTCATTGCTCATTTTCATCCATCCAAGCCTAACCAAGTAAGGTTCTTTATTGTCATCGCCATAACCGAAAATATGTTTTGCCGCCACTTCAGGCAGTTCAATTTCCTTTCCTGGGATGAAGTCATATTTGACCCCATCAAAACTATCGGAAAGCGCATCCTGACTGTTGTTGCGGACATAAACGGTCATAGCGTAACAATATCCCCATAAACTGCAACGTCGCAGGTAACAGCGTTAGTGTTTGCAACAAGCCGCAGATACAGCGGCTTTTCGGTCAACACCGTAGTATTACCAGAAGCACTCAAGGTGAGATCAACGAAACTTACGTTTGACGTAGCGCCCGTAGTCACCTGTGCGTTAGCAACGGCAGTGCCGGTACCTCCAGCCGCAGGGTAAATAGCGACGTTGGCATTTGATGCTGCGCCGCTAAAATTTGACAGGGTTACACGACGAACAATGTATTTCGTTGCCTCTTGAGGAACGAGAGTGGCAACATCGCCAGTCGCAGCCAGGCTTACGCCAGTGACTTGAGCCAGTCGATAATTGCCAAACTCGTCTGGATATGAACGTCCTACTGCATTTGCGTCCATAACCCCTCCTTAAGCGTAAGTTTCGCCAGCAGCTTGACCGCCGTTAATATCCAGCAGAGTGACGTTTGCGTTACCGCTGCTGTTTTTCACGTAGACGTTCACGCCATCGGAAATTACAACGCCACCGACGTTCGCCGCCATTACAGTAGCATTGCTGCTGCCGTTGTTGGCAAGAACGGTGACGTTGGCCGAGGGAAACATCACATAAATGCCTGCGGGAACCACAGTGCCGTTGCCAGAATCCACGGCCGTAACGGTGACGGTCTGGAAGTAAGCGCCAGCAGTGTTAGTGGTAGCGCCAGCAAGAATGATCTTGTTAGTTGCGAGTGCCATGTTTGATTCTCCTTACAGGCTAAGAGAGTTATAGCCGGTAACTTTCGTCATGGCCTTCGGCTTCGTGTTGACGAGTTCAGCAATCATCAGCACGGCACCAACGTAACCAATCTGGAAGTTCGGCAGAGTGGACTCAAAGCCAGTGAACGCAAACGAAGCCTGCTCATGGATATACATGGACAGATAGTTCGTGTTCAGCAGGTAGAGCGTTCCTTCCGGGCAATACGGATCGGGATAGATCGGCACACCGGCAACCATCAGGGCGCGGAAAGCAGCCTGCGGGCCGTTGGCTTCACCATCAAAACCGGAGCCAGGGGTAATCATGTATTGCTCTTGACCAACATAGTCTTGAGCCAGCAGCGTCCAAGTACCGAAGCCGCAAACACCAAAGGTCGGAACTTCAGCGCCGTTTTTCACGGTGCCGCTGATGTATTGCAGCACGTTCTGACGGGTCGGGTTGACCGAGCCAGCAGCATACTGCTTCGACTTCCACCAGGTATTCGTGGAACGATTGATGTTGCCGTAGGTTGCGGTGCCAGTGCCATCATCAACGGCGGCAGGCAGACCAATGAACTGTTGGTTGTTCGTGGTGTTGGTGTAGAGGGCCGTTGCCATCGAATCCATCATCACGTTGGTCGCATCGTTCATGCGAGCCTCGATCAGTGGGATGATTGCGTAGTCCTGCTGCACGGCACCCTCCATGCCGAGGAACGGCACCGGAGAAACCAGCAGTTTCAGGTTAAATTCGGCGTTGTACGCACCCTGTTGAACCGAGGGTTGTGCGAAAGAGCCGGAATAATCCGACCATTGCGCGTTCACGAATTGCGAACCCTGCACCGGAACCGTCACGCTCGACACACCGCCAGAAGCGGTCTGAGAGTTAGCGATCAGCGCCGCCATCAGGGGCGTCGAGTTGTAGATTTGAACAACCAGCTTCGGGATAAACGCACGGCGAGTGACGTAGGTCAGCTCGTTGTATTGATTAGTACCAGAAGCCGGAAGAATACCGCCGCCAATAGGCATGATTTACCTCCGAAGTTTTAAAAGCCCCTTACAGCCCAATAGGTTTAGGATTCTTGCGAAGTTCTGCAAGAGCCAGAGCCGCGTTTTCACGCGCAGCACCTACCGGATTTTTCATATAACCCTTAACATCCATACGCGACATCACAGGCTGCGGATAACCGGGGGTAGGAACAGCGGACTGTTTCATATACCGGAAGTAGTCAGCAGCGGTTTCGTGATTTGCAATACCTTTTTCGGTCATAAGCTTCTCAATCTCCTGAATTTCCTCATCGGATTGAGCGTAGCCCTTTTCCTTCAAGGAATTGCGACGCTTTGAAAGTTCTTCACGCACCTCACGCTGACGCAGCTTGGCTTCAAGTTGCTGAACCCGATCCTCGGCAGCAGACGCACGTTTGTCAACAGCTTCTTCCATTTCAATCTCAGGAACCGGCAGATCAGGCATTACCTTCTTTGCCAGCCGCAGATAATCCTTGCGAGTAGCAGGATCTTCAGCAAGCCGCTTGGAAAGCGCAGCCAGTTCTTGGATTGCTTCTGGAGAGTAGTTTTCAAGACTCATAATCAGCCCCTTATTTTAGTCTTAGTAAACTTTTTTGGTGTCGCCAGGCTTGCTCATGGTCATGCCATTTCGCTTGCCAACTTTTGACGCATTATCCAGTCCGCCAAACGGCTCGAAACGAGGCGTATTGACGATCTGGCCGTTTTGCTGCGAATTGTCCGTTGGACGCCGGGGTTGCAGCGCACCTTTCGGTTTGAAGAGTTCCATTAGATTCTCCTTACATTGGAAGAGGGGGCGCGGTAGTACCCGCAGCCGGTGCCATTGCCATTTCCCTCTGCGCGGGCGAGGCA